CAAACCAAGTACTCTAAGCCAACTGAGCTACATCCCGAATTAAGTTCTCACGGTTGGAATCGAACCAACGACCTTTTGTGTATCAGACAAATGCTCTAAACCAACTGAGCTACGTGAGAATGTTAGAGCCTCTACTCGGAATCGAACCAAGAACAATTGATTACAAATCAATCGTTATACCTTTTAACTATAGAGGCTTGTTGCACGCCAGGAAGGACTCGAACCCTCATAGAACATAGTGTTCACGGTTTTGGAGACCGTTGCATAACCATTCTGCCACTGACGTGTATAAAAAGTGACCCCGGTGGGACTCGAACCCACGACCCTCGCATTAAAAGTGCGATGCTCTAAACCTGCTGAGCTACGAAGTCATTTTTCCAATATGTCAAAGAACCAAAAAAAAACCCTGAACTTTTTTGTAGTCCAGGGTCTCTTTCTATATATTTGATGATACGTTTACATCTCATTAAGAACCCTGAACTTACGGCAATCCTGCCCCTTAATCGTAAACCAAGATTGGCCCACGTTAATCGGGAGATTAGTTACGTTATGTTTTGAGTTCTGTTTCATTGTTTCTAATTAAATATGTAATTGTTTGACAAAGTTACAATAATTTTTCAGTTATGTCAAGTTTTTTTAAATTTTTATTTCAAAATGTATAAAATTATACTCTCCTTCAAATACTTCAATGTTATATGACATTCCTTGACTTACCCTTTTCTTAATTGACAGGAGTCCTATTCCCGCACCACCCTTTTCACTAAATTCAGAATTTTGTAACCTATTTAATATTTTTTCTTTTATCTCTTCATCAGTTGAACTTAAAACACAGTTCAGTCTTTTTTCTAATCCTTCGGTGTTTTCTTTTGAGATTAGGTTTCCAGTTTTTATTAAATAACCTTCTTCAGATTTAATTAATTCAAAATATGCAAAAGTTTCACCTTTTTTATTTTTATCTGAGTGATGGATAATGTTTTGGATTGTTTCAACGGTTAGAAAAGATATCTTTCTAATTAATGGTAACTTTTCATCTAATGTCTCAATAAACTTTACCGTATTATCCACATCTTCTTGTGTAAAATTTTGACTAAGATAAAGTAAAGTGTTATCCATGTGATTTGTGTCAGTATACAAATATACTACATATAAATAGAAAAGGTTACAAAGAAAGAGTTAAAAGATTTGTTAAATATAATTGATGTCTTCTACAACGCAGTTAAATCCAGTATAGTCAGTAATTTCCTCTTCTATGATTCTATAAATTACATCAGCAGATTCATGGTGAATTTCCATTCCAATTTCATCGTCAAGCATTGCATCTTTTAAATCACGAACTCCACCATCTGTCATAATTAAATCCACCTCACCACCAGGTAAAACATCAATCCCTAATAATAATTGAAACATGTCTCTATCAACAATATTAACTTTGAATTTAAAGTCATATCCGCCTGATATTTCAGGGTAGTCAGATGTGTTAAATACTTTATTAGTCCTATTGTCCGCTGCCTCATATATACCATTACCCAAAAACTCCCTTAATGACCTAAGTAATCTATCGTGAGCCGTTGAGTATTTTTTAATCCCTAAAAACATAAGTAAGGACCCATCAATATGTGGGTCCTCACCTCGTGCAATTTGTTTCTTGAACCAATTGGTTGAAACCTTTTTAAGGGTTTCCTCGTTCATTTCTTTTATGATTTGTCTATGTTGAGATTCCGTAATGACGTATTTCATATTCTATAAATACATCAACTAAACTTATTCTTTAAATCGTACTTATTAATAATTTCTCTTAGTTTCATTTCGTATGTCCCGTCCTCAGCGTAACCAAGACTATTTAAGATTTGGAAATACTCGTCCTCTGATTGTGCTTTGTTTGCGTATGTTGAACACCACAATGCATAATCCAAAATACTATCTTCCCAATTTGCATATGATGCGTGATTATTTTGGGTTCCTTTTGCCAAATTCAATCGGCTTGTGGCTTCTTTCATTCCAAATAAGTTATGGTTCTCTTGGAAAACAGGACTCTTAAAATTACCAGTCTCAAGGATTGCTTGAGCCATAACAACGTGTGGATATTTAAATCCAAGTTCTTTGATTTTTTCAACCATCTTGTCTTCCGAGAATTTGTTAACTTCTTCTACCAACAATACTTTTTCATACTCAGTCATCGTCTCTACGATATGAGATTTAGTCCAAAAAAAGGTGAATAGTGATGATAGGATAGCCATTGTAATTGTTACAACTCCAATCTTTGAAAAGAATTTAAATTTGTTTACCTTAACAAACTCTAATGAATCATGATTTAATTTATACATAATATTATTTTATTGATTGATTAATCTATTGTATCTGTTTTCATCAATTGCCGTTCTTAAACGTTGTTCTGTCGCCCTGTATAAATCACCCGTCGGTCCACCTAATTGTTTCCCATACATGGTTAAATAATTTTTTACAAGTTTTCGACAAGCGATATCTTGTATGGGATGGGTACAAGAGTCAATAACACCGATTACCCATAACATTGTTTCATACCAACCTTTCATAGTCCATTATTTATTTCTACAAATTTACAAAATTATTTTTACTAAAACAAAAAAAACCGAAGAAATCTTCGGTTTTAAGAGTGAAGAAGGCGGGAATCGAACCTCGCGGCACAAGGGATTTCTGTCCCTATGCTCTACCTGCTGAGCTACTTCTTCATTTTATATTATCTATTAAAAACTTCCTTGTTGTAGTAGTCATCAAAACCTACTAACATCTCAGAAATTGTTTTGGTTCCCTCACTCTTAATTACCTCATCAATCAAACCAAACTCTTTTGCCTCATCCGAGTTGAACCATTTGTCTCTTCTTGAAACCTCCAACACTTCCTCAACCGTTTTACCACAATTCTCGGCAATCATCTTAAACAAAATGTAGTTATATTTCTCAGCCTCCATTTGATTAATTCTTGTGTCCTGAACATTTCCTTCGGTTCCGTGACTTACCTGATGTGTCATTACTTTTGAATACACTAGAGATGACCTTTTACCTTTGGTACCTGATGATAGTAAGACCGACCCCATAGACGCACACATTCCAATATTTGTTGTTGCAACATCTGACTTAATATAGTTCATCAAATCAACAATTCCTAGTCCACAAAGAACCGAACCACCAGGTGAGTTAATGTATAATGTAATATCACGTTGTTCAACCGAGTCCAAAAATAACAACTGAGCCTGAACAATATCTGACATATGTTGGTTAACCGCTCCCGATACCCACAAAATTCTTTCTCTCATTAATCGTGAGAAGATATCAATCTGAGTCGCTCTTAATTCTCTTTCCTCTAACACATAAGGTGTTAAAGCATTTTCAAATCTATCCAAATTCAACGAGGAAATCCCCTCACTCATAGCATACTTTCTAAACTCTTTTCCGTAATTCATATTCATTTTTAAAAAGGTAAAGGTCGTCTTCTCTGTCCGTGTGGTATTTCACGAGACGACCTTTGGTTTGTAGTATTTACCATCCATAGTATTTCTTCGGATATGCCCCAAGAGAGTGGGACCGTAGTAACCATCCACCGAAGACCTCTACTCTCACCCATATTACAGGGTTACCCTCAGGACATCTTAACCCTACCCCCAAAGTTACATGGTCGGTCTCACTCGTAAGAAGAGTGTATATTGTAGAATTGTCCAGTCTTTCTACAACTTGTGGATTGTATTACAACCATTTAAGGTCCCTAACCCCTTCCATCCATAATTGGGGTATCTGATTCAAGTTTGTGTAGCCTCCCCCATAGCCTTGGAGCCTTCCCGCCATGTTCACACTGTCCAACCGCAGATAAATCGGTATTGTGGGGTCTTCTTTACAAATTAGATTACTTCGGAAATTGCTTCGTCAGCATATTCCATAATAATATCGTTTTCAACACCTTCTGTAGCACTTACGAATGCGTCTCTCAAAACATCTTCGTCAATACTTGGTACAATTTCACGACCATCTACGTCAAATGTTACCACATCATTAGCATCTAATGAATTAATCATTTCATCAAAGATGTACTCATTAATTTTGTTGGTGTATTCAACCAAGAAGTTTTCAAGTTGTTCTCGTGTGAAAACGATATCCGCTTCTTCAACTACGATACCTGCATCTGATTTAACTTCATTTAATTGTGATTGGATTTCATTTAATTTCTCAATCAACTCACTGTTTTGTTTTTTGTTTTTTTTGCTCATAATATTTATTTTTTGTTTTTATTTTCTTTTACAAATATACACCAGATTTCTTATTCTAACAAGGTGTATCATACATTTTTTTTTAAGTTATCAAATATTTATAAAATTATGAGTAGAATTATCAAACTTACAGAATCAGACATTGTTAAATTAGTTAAAAAAGTTTTAAATGAACAATGGGTTTATCAATCTAATAAAAAAGGTGGTTACACTTTGATAAACGGACCTTATCAAGGAATTGAAGCAAAAAAACTTTTTCCGTCATATTCAGAACAACAGTACCCAAAAGAATTAGATAAAAATAAAAATCCAATAATGAAGGATGGTAGTCCAGTTCCAACTATATTGACTTCTAAATATCAACAAATTGCCTGTATTCCTTATCTTTTCAGACACGCTTATTTTACTCTAAAAAAAGAAGGTTTAAATACCAATATTTTAAAGACTGCTTTAGGAATCATTGGTAGAGAAACCACCTTTGGGACAAGTGATAGATACAAATATTTAGGCCCACTTAAACAATTATGGCAAAAATTAGGTGGTGATAGTTCTATTGGATACGCACAAATAAGACCTGAAACAGCCAAGGAGATTGGAATACCAGTCGACGATTTATATACAACTATAGGGTCTTTAAGGGCAGCATACAATATTATTAAAAATAATTACGACAAACTAGTTAGTATCGGATATGCTCAGAATCAACCATCCTCTAATTTTAAAGAGGGGACCGGTAATGCGGCTTTAGATATGGCAATTGCAACTTTTAATTTGGGTCCATCTTATATTACACCGTATTGTGAAACAACTGACCCAAAAATTAAAGGTAAATGTTCTGACTCACAAACAAAGTCAGGTCTTCAAATTTATAAAGATAAAAAAGCCGTTAATTATCTACCAAACTACACAACCGAAAGATGGGATAGTGTAAACATCTCAACTCACGGTTATGTTAAAGAAGTTGCAAAAAATATTAAAAGATTCACTTGTGGTTAAAAAGACCCTGTAATGTAAACAGGTGGTTCTTTAATACCAACCAAACCTTTAATTTCAGAAGGTACTGACTTCACACTATGTGAAAAACTTCCGTTAGTTAACATTAAATCAACAGAAGAACCACTATCTAAAATTATAGCATCTGTCACTCCATTATCAACCGCTACATTAACTATTTCAGACATTGTTACTAAAATATATTGATTAGAATGGATTACAACAATTTCACCTTTTTTGTTTTTACCCATCAAAAGACGCATAACTTTTTCTTTAGCATGTGGTTGTTTTAACATACCAGTATTCTTTACTCCGTTTTTTAAAACCCATATAATACTTTGAGATTCATACTGACAATTATCCACTGAACCAAAAACAATATTTGGTTTACCATCTTTAACAATGAATGACCCTCCTTTATTAACTCTTTGACTTTTTCTTTTACCATCCATCACAACTCCACCGATGGCTTTACCATTGGTACCAAAGAAATTTGAATTCACATAAAAATTAAAGTTACCTTTTGTAGAGTTTGAAACTCCAAACTTAACTTTATCTTTTTTAAAAGTAATTACGTGAAACTTATTACTAGACTTAATAGAAAAATATTCACATGAATAGTCATTTGAATAGGTACTTACAATTTTAGCACAAATGAAAATTGGTAAAATTAAGATTAGTGTGTATAGTATTATTTTTTTCATTTAACAAATATACAACTTTTTTTTGAACCCACAAATAAATATTATCCTTGTAAGAAAGATAATACCTTTTCTTTAACCCCAACCTGTTTGATACCTTCATTGTTCAAAGGTGTTAATACAAAATTATCCAATCCCCACTCGTGTTCATATTCCATTGAGTAGCGTAGTCCAGTCTTCCCCATCTCCAAATCATCAATTGCCACCCAATGTGTCACTTCAGGGTGTTCCTTTAACCATTCTTGAATCTGTACACTTCTTGTTCCTTCCAAATCCCAATTTCGGAACCAAGTTACCTTGTCTCCATCAATCATATTTGTTGTGAAATCAATTGGTCGTTTGATTATACCTTTTTTCTCATAGTAATCACCCATCTCTTCAACTGAACACCAAACTTTCCAATCGGAAGATACAACGATTTCAGCTCCAGTCTGTTCCAAGATTTCATTTAGTACCTTGATTGCTTTCTTATCAAAGTTATCAAAACGAGCATCAAGAGGCATTGTCATTACTGATTGACTCAATTTTTTTCTATACTTTTTTTGTTTCTTAAATCGTGACCCCCAATTATTGGATAGACAAATTACCCCATCGTGGTCTAAAAATATAACTTTCATATTATTTCTTTTTGGAGTATTTTTGTCGGTTGGTTTGTTTTTTTTCAGGTGGATTCTTATACTTAATCTCAACAGAGATTGGTCCATTCTTGAACTTCGTTAAATCATAAGTCCAAACGGTAACCGCCTCATCATCCTCGTAAATTTGTTGGTATTGTTCTTTTTTACTCATAACGAGCACAAAGATACGAAATAATTCTAATTAATCCAAATTAGATTAATTTGTTAGCCACCATATCATTCTTTAAATCGTCACTGTAAGCATAGAATCTTTCATTTCTCCACTTAGACTTTGGTGAGTCCGGCTTATAAGCGATTGTCAATAAAAATTGAGACGTTTGTATCATATTTTTATCAGTGTATAAAGAAGTTGAAGAATAAGTTTCACTACCATCAGTTATTGGTTTAGTTACAAACGAATAATTCATTTGAGTCTCACCACTCCAATAAGTAAGTGTTTTTGGACTAATTAAAAATCTATTTTTACCTTTTGGTAAATAAGCTTTAGGTGTTGGGTGCGGTTGTGAGGAATCTGTAAACTTAAATTCTTCACTTTTTTTACCTGGTTGTAAATAAAATTCGTAAGTTTTACCAGAAATCTCCCCCAAATTTAATCTTTGAGCTCCGTAATCTTGTTCATTAATTAAATTATATTGCGATAAAATATTTTTTTTCTCTTCTTCTGTAATTATAAATTTACTCATCTTTTAAAAATGATTTAAAATCTTTATTTGGTTCAAATTCAATCGTATCAATTACAACTTTCATATCAATATTAAAAAAATTTAAAAAAGATTCAATATCTTGACCCGTCTGAACGGAGAACTCAAACCAGTTATTAGAAACTGACTCTCTTCCCACAATTCTTTGATTTTTGAAATGACTAAGATACAGATTAACCATCCCTTCCCCATTTACAATTTTAACCGAAACAAAAAGATGGTCTTTCCATTCTCCTATTGAAATCAATCTTTTAACCCCATCAATATGAAATTGGTAGTAAACCTTTACAGGGTTTTGATTAAACCTAACATCATGGTCGTAAACAAAAGTTTTACCTTCGATAAACTTATTAATTTTATGTAATTTATCATTCATCTCTTTCAATTGTCATTAATCTGGCATAGTTTCTTTTTAACTTTTTACCTGCGTTATTGATTCTTGACTCAAACTTTTTAAACAATTCTAAAATATTTTTAGTTTTGAAAACTTCGTCTCTCAATAATTCTTCCTCATTTTTAATCTTATCACCTCTCTCAGCGACAATATATTCCAAATATTGTTTCAAATAAAATTTATGTAAATTTCTAATATGAAAAAGAACTGCTTCAGGACTTCTCTCCATTGTTGCATTATATAACTCATCAAACATTTTTTCACCACTATAGTTTTCCATCTCATCGGCAATTCTATATTGGTTTGTTTTTTTAAATTCTTCCCATGACATTCTAAGTATTTTAGAATACGCCTCTTGAACATTAGCATTTATTTCCCATGGTTCAGAATAATATAAATAATCTAAAAACTTGGTGTAAACTTTAAATATTTTTTTAGGGGTGTTAATATTTTTACCTCCGGAAAAAGATTTTGCTAAACTAACTTCAGAAGGTGGAGTTTTTTGAACTCTATTATAGAATTCGTACATATGATTTAATTCGTGAGTTATAGTATCTCTTAAATCAAACAATAATTCATTCATCTGACTAAAATCAAACTCAATATTAATATAAACCTCAAACTCAAATTTAGCGTAGATTGTTTTATCTACATTTTTTAAAACTTTTACAGGTAAATCTTCATCAGGTTCTTTAAGATATGAACCTCCACTAGAATCAAGAGTAACTGGATAAGCCGCGCCACCAGTGGAGAACGTTAACCCGTTTTCAGGTTTTTTCTTGGTAACTTTAAAAGTTAAATCAACGTCAAGATATTCTATTGGGAACTCATAATATGTGTCTAAATTATTTCTGAATTTTTTTAAAATTTCATTCCCCTCAACGTAAAATTCATCAGTATCATTTTTACCAATTGAAATCATTTCAATTACCTTAGGTTCAATGATTTTATATAATAAGTTAACATATTCTATTGAAGCCTCGTTAACACCTTTAGCTTCATTCAATAATTTTCCGAATTGACTCTCTTTAAGAATAACTTTCATAATTAATAAATACCATAAAAAACGAAAACCCCACATTTGTGAGGTTAAAACTTATAGTTCTTTATACTTTTTTATTTTTTTATTCAAAAGGTTATTTAATATTGTAATTTCAGAACCAAATTGTAATTCCTCATTGTTTGACATATCCTCATCAAAATGTTTTGATGAAAATAACTTAATTAAATTTTCACAAGATTGGATTTGTCCAAAATGTTTAACAGAATTAATACATTTTTTAATCTTAATAAATTCCTTTTCTATTTGACTTGTTTCCATTTTATTTTTTTGTATAAATATAAAAATGTTCTCCGATTTCTTTTGTATATCTTTCTAAAAATTTTCCCTGACAAGCCTGTTTTATATTAACCATCAATTTAAAATGTTCATCATCAGTAATTGTTGGTTGAATATGAATTTCGTATTCGATTTTGTTAGGTAACTCTCTAACTGAAATTTTTGACCACTCTGGTAAAACTTCTTTTAAATTTTCTAATATTGACATATCATTAAGTATCTATTATAAACAAAAAAACCCGTCAGAACGACAGGTCAGATAAGTTAATATAGCCTGAGATTATAGCTTTATGTGAGAACCTTTTGAAGGATTATTGTTTCCCTTCGTATCCACTTCCTTTTGAGAAGTATTTCTCAGTCACGGTCTTTTAGGTTTACCACTCCTTGAGGTTTAAGTTACTCTCTTCTTACTCAACTCTTTCCGAGACTGCCGTCCCAGTTCGTCCTTGCGGGACTAAAGGTTTTTCGTAAAACTACAGTTAGACTTGGGGTCTTTCTGTGCAATGAACGTCTCATTACTATGTAGTGACCTTTCACCTAAACCTGATGGACACTTTTCCTTAGTTATTTTGTAATAATGTTAGGTTTGTGTAGTAGATGTGTCAGAGTAGTGGTCCACCGTAAGCTCCGTCTCCTTTTGAGCGACAGAATACTAAACTACTCCGTGAAGTGTCCCCACCTCCATATTTCAAGATTACTTCATAAAGATACCTTGGTAGGTATTCCTTAGGGATAGTAGCGACACCACTCGTTCTCTATCTTACCTTTCGGTTTTAAGTCCTCTATTATATTGGGACCCGCAATAGTGTAACTGGATGGTCACATTTCTTACAGAGTTCCTATGGGTTATTCTTATTGTTCTTCCGAACTCAACTTGAGAATCTACTTTCCCAAGTCACCCTACCATTTTCCCTACGAAGTTATCCTCGGTACTAAAGGTTTGATGATATCCCACTTGTGTACTTGAGTTCAATTCCCCTTACGGGGTTTCAAACCGCAGTCTCCTCAACACAGGGGAGACCACTTTATCCTACTTTCGTAGTTTATTTAAGGACCATACACGGCCCATTATCGTTTATCAGATTAAATGTCTCATAATCAACCCGAAGGTCTCATAATCAACTACTGAACGGATAATTAATATTACCTATATACTTCAAAGGGGGTATTTAGGTATTTTCAAAGAACGTTTCCCCGTTTTAAATCTCACATTTGAGATTTGTTTTACAAAGTTACGACATTTTTCTGTTCTTGTCAAGTAATTTGTTTTATTTTTTTTGAGACTTGTATCTGAATCGTTACCTATCTCAAATCTTTTACAAACTTACGACATTTTTTTCAAAGTGTCAAACTTTTTTAGAGTTTTTTTCTTGTGAAATATAAATATCTTTAATATTTCAAAAGTGATACAAATCTAATACTTTTTTTTTAATTTGCCAAGGCTTTTTTGATAATTTCTTTGAGTTTTGGAGTAATTTTTAAATTATCCACCTCACTTAACCCAAAATAACGGCATTCAGTATGTTCAAACCCATCTTTTGCCTTTTCTAAATTAGGTTTTTTTATTGTTGAAGCCCTTGTATAAAATACATGTAATATAGATGTTATTACCTTTTTCTTGTTTGAATTAAGAATTGATGTTACATAAGAAACTTCTTGGGGATTCAAAACCAAATAAGTTTCTTCCCTAAATTCTCTTACCGCAGCATCTTTTAAATCTTCCTTAGGATTAACCCCTCCACAAGGAATTGACCAATACCCTTCCAAATGCTCACCCGGAGCTCTTTTACAAAGCAAACACCTATCTTGATATTTAACTAAAATACCCGCTACGTCTTTCATAATAAGAAATTAAAATTGATTATTTTAAAGTCAACAAATATTTCAACTTGTTGATTAGACCCATAATTTCATCACGTAAATTTAATAAGTCACTGTCTTTTGTTTTGTCGTACTTATTGTTTAAATCAATTAAAAATTCAATAACAGTGTCACAGAAATGAGTTGGGTCCAATTCTTTTAAATCAGAAAGTATTAAACTTACTTTCCCTTGGAAATCAGGTCTTCCATGTTTACCCATACAAATTTCAACAAATTCATCAATCAAACCGTCTAAATCTCCGTAAACAGTTCCAAAAGCATTGTGTCTAGCGTATGATTTTGTTTGCCAATGATATATTCTAAATTGATTTTGTATTGTCAAAAGTTCAATAATAACCTGTTCCATAATTCTTTTATTAATAAATATATCATAAAATAAAAAACGGAGGTCATTGCCCCCCGTTTTCAAATTCTAATTTTTGTTGTTTCTTTTGGTCAACAAATCCTTGTATTCTTTCTCTAGAAATATTTGCATAATTTTCAGATAATTCAATCCCTACCCATCTTCTATCATTAATCTCGGCCGCCACACAACTTGTACCACTTCCATTAAATGGGTCTAAAATAATATCATTCTTATAAGATAAAATTTTAATTGCCTTGTTTGGGATATCCATTGAGAATGTTGCCTTAGTTAGGGACCTTGTGTCAGCAAAATACTTCCACTGACCAAATACTAACTCCATAAACTCTTTTTTATCTTCATCCTGATAAACCATCTTGTTCTTACCTTCTTCAGTTACTGTTGGTTCTCCCTTCCATTGTGTTTCACCTTTAACTTTCTTAATATGAACCTTCTTATAAGCCAATACAACACATTCTTTTGGATTATAGATGTACGGACTAGATGGACTCATCCAACTTCCCCAAGCAGTTGTTTTACTTCTGTGAGGACTATCTTCTTCTAAATCAACTACACCAAAGAACTTAAACCCAATCTCTTTCATAACCTGATAAACTTCAGATACGAAGAAAATTCTACCTCCCTTTGATTGTCTATTAATCTCATAAGGAATGTTTAAAGCGATACGTCCATCGTCTTTCAATACTTTATAAGCTTCAGTTAACCATTGTCGGGTAAATTCCAAATATTCACCAATCTCCATGTCATCATTGTGAACATCATAAGCGATATTAACACCGTAAGGTGGAGATGTAACAATTAAATCAACCCAACCTTCAGGCATTTCTTTCATCACCTCAATGCAATCTCCGGTAATAACTTTATTAATATAATTTTCAATCATTATTTTCTAACTTTTCAATGTGATGTTGTAAATACCAAAGAGCTTTTTTCAAATCTTCCAACTCTTTTTCTTTGTGTTTTTTACCAGCTCTAGAAATATATTTCACTGTGTTACCTAAACAGAACCCAAGGTCCCAAGCATCAATTACTTTTATTGCTTCATATGGATTTGAGACTCCTCCATAGTGTTCAGGGTTATTTACCATTTCTTTTTGTTGCGACATAATATCCTTTTCCATATTCACTTTCTTTAACTAATCCATCCTCAATTAAATTGTCAATTCTTTCTTTAGTTTCATTTAAACCAACTCTAAGAATATATTCAGAAATATAATTGATATGTATTGGTGTTTCAAGTTTAGCTAACAGAATTTCTGTCGGAGATGTATTTTTTCTCATATGTTCTAAATTTTTGTTCTACTTCATTAGTGGTAAATAATAAACAATCGGATTTTAAAAAATATCTAATCTCATTCAAATTTTTACAAATACTGTCTATCTGTAACTCCCCAACAATTTTTTTATTAAAACCCATATTACAAATATACTACGGATTTTTCAAAACAACAATAGTTTTAGCTTGCGTAATATATGTAAGTAATTTTCTTTTAAAGACTGGTAATAGTGTATTTTCTAAAGGTAACTCATTTTTTGATGATAATTCAAACACCGGTAATTTATCATCCTCATCTATTTCACGTAATATTTCAAATACATTTTTTTGACTCACATCTTCATAGATTATGTTTACTCCATTTTTTTTATCGAATCTGACAACATCAGAAATTTTAACATTGTATCCCCAAATGTACGTTGTTTCGTTATATACAGTAAAAAAGTAACCCTTTTCGATAGTGTCAAATTTTTCAGTATTAATTATATTGATAGATATTGAATCGTAAGTTATTGTCCAAAGTGCTTTAACGATGTTAAAATATTCAAAAATTTTTTGACCACAGTATTTTAAAATTTTATCAAACTCCTTAATTTCATTATCGGTCATATTAGGAATTGGGTTAAATTTTAAATCAGTTATGAGTATTTCATCATCAACGCTTTTAAATTTTTTATCAATTGTAATGTATTTTGAGTCATTACTAATTGATTGTAAGTTAGCAAGATGTAATGACATTTCACTAAATAATGGATATAACTCAAATTTATCAATCTGTGAATCAGAATATTTAATAAAATCCATTAATTTATAATAGTGATATTCAAAATCAGGAGTGTGTTCGACTATCCACTCAGGATTTAACTTCAAGTGTTTTTTCTTTCTATTGTATTTCCGTTTGTCGGTTTTTTCCATATCAACCATCTATTTGGAAAATATAGTATGTTTCGTTATCAAACTCAACAGTATCTTCTGTACCATCGTATGAATTAATTGTATTCCCATATCCGTCAGTATCAACAACATCTTTAATTAACGCGCCCATATCAACAAAATCTTGCATATTTAGACCGTAATCTCTAATTGTTGTAGC